GGAGCTTGAGGTTTGGTTTCTGCCGCTGCTCCACGCAGCGCCAGAAGGGGACCGCCTCCCGCCGGATGATGGCGATGTCGTCCTCGGCATCCGCCCGTTCGATTTTGTAGTGCCGGGTCTCTTTCCGGTCCTCGCCCTCCGCCGTGGTATATTTGATCTGGGCCAGCAGTTCCACAAACTGCCACCCGGCGGCAAGCATCTGCTGGCACACCTGGGCGTAATACTCCGTGGGGATGCGCCCCTTCCAATGGGTCCAGCCGGTGGAGGAGAGAATTTCCGTGGTTTTGATCTCCAGGCCGCCCAGCCGCCCGGTGGCGATTTCCTCCAGCTCCCCGTCCGGGGTGCAGGTGATGAAGGGCAGGTCCTGGTGTTTGATGATCTTGTAGGGGGTGAAGCTCACCCGGTATTCCGGGTGGTCCAGGGCGAAGAAGGAGCGCAGCAGCGGCTCCGCGTCGTTGCCGTAGCGCACATAGGGCTTGTCCCCGATGTCCTCCGGGATGACCAGTCCGCACTTCTCCTCCCAGAGCTGCACGTTGGTTTTCCAGGGGTAGAGGCCCAGGAGGGCGGCGGCGTCAGACGCCCCCAGCCCATCCTTGCGGGCCTCCAGCCATTCCGCCCGGTCCTTGCAGATGATGACCTGCGGCGTCACGGCTGGTCGGCCTCCGCCTCAATGCGCTGTTCCAGGCGAAGCAGTTTTAAGATTTCTTCCTCTGTGGGGTCTCCGAAGATAAGCTCCATCTGATTGAGCATGATGCCCACGTCAGCCATTTCTTCCCGGATGTCTGCCACGATCTGCCCGTGGTCCCCCTGTTCGGCCACATAGTAGCGCAGGTACTTGGAGAGAGCCTTGGTCAACTCGCTCATTTCCTCAATGGCGACGACGATTTGTGCCTCCTCGCCCCAGGTCTTGATCGCGCTCTCCAGGATTTTGCCCTCCCGTTCCTGGGTCATCTCTCTGTTCTCGTTCATGCTGTTTTGTCCTCCTTTTTCTTACTGCGGCTTCTTGCCGCGTATTCTGCCAGCAGCCGCTTGAGGGCTGCGTCATGCCAGCTTTGCCAGGACGAATACCCGCACACCTGGAGCAGGTCGTCCGGCAGGCTTGCCGCGAACTCGCGGCTGATGCGGTAACACTTGCGGAAGCGCCCGGTGGGTGCGGTGGGCGGTGCGGTCTCCGTCTCGCTGGCCTCGCTGCGGCTCTCTGCTGTCGGCAGCGCCCCCAGCAGGTCCAGGTCCTCCGCGTCGTAGAGTTCCGTCCTGGACGCTCCCAGGACATCCTCCAGGGCCTTGAGCTGGTCCGCCGTCGGCAGGCATACGCCCTTCTCATACCGGCTCACCATGCCCACGTCAGCCCTAGGTTCCGTTTCTTTCAGTCTGGCGGACACCTGCGGCTGGGTCAGACCCAGCGCCATCCGCCGCTCTTGCAGTCGGTTCATGCTCTGCCTCCTGTCTGTTGTAGATAACCACCATCGACGGAAAAGGTGCTGGCGGGTATTGGGTCCCGTTCTCGTCCGTGAAATGCAAGCGCCCACGAATAAAGCGGATTTCTGCCTTTCCGTAGATGTAGTCGTGAAAATAGGACGTGTCCGTTCTGGCCGGAATAAGCATGACAACGGTTGCGCCAGCCTGCGCCTCCTCAAATGCTTTGCGCACCCACTTACCGATCTCGCGTCCGTAAGGCGGGTTACAGAATACCGCGCCGCCGCAGTTCCAGCTCTGTGAAAGCCCATCCGTTTCCGGCGTGTAATACAGGGAGCACTTTGCGCTTTTGATCGTCGCTGCTGCGTCCAGCGCAAAGTGGAACTCCTCATTGAGCCGATTGAAGAACGCCTGCGGTGTGCAGTAGTCCATTTTCGCACTGCTCAAAAGTGCTTTGTTCACGCTCAAGACACCTCCCGGTACAGTTTCACGCTGCCGGTGTCGATGTGTCTCCGGTTGATCAGAGGTTTGTTCTTTCTGCCTCCATTTAGGATGACGCGCAGCCCATCGGGTGTCTGCACAATCTTTTGCACGGTTGTGACCATCAGCCACTCATGGCTCTGCGTAGAGCAATCGTAGATGACAGTCATACCTGGCGTGAGGTCACGCCAGGTGAGGCGCTGGCCCTTTTGCTCCACATACTCACCGTTCCGAGATGACGGTAAAACAAATAGACTTAGCTGCTCATACATGGCGTTCACACCTCATACGGGCTTTCCAGGGACCAGTCCCATGTCTGCCCGCCTTGCCATTCCGTGGTGAAGTAGTTGTGTACGCCGTCTCCGGTGAAGTACAGGTATTCCCTCGGCAGCACCCGGCCCACGCTGCCTACGCACTCTTTCTCGGCCATCCAGCGGGCCAGCACATCCTCCACCAGGGCCAGGATGTCCGGGTCCACCGGGTTGCTGGGGTCGTAGCCGTAGAACTGGCAGGGCTGGGTCGTGATGCCCTCCACCGTGTCGGCCCAGAAGCGGTCCCCGCTGTCGTAGCGGTTCAGCACGCACCAGATTGTGGCCGCCTGTTCCGTGGTGGAGCAGCCCCGTGCCTCGCCCCACACCATCTTTGCCAGGGCTACCTTGGACGCCTCCATCGGGTCGATGGCCTCCTGGTCCTCAAACTCCAGCGTGATGGGTTCCGGCGTGGGTGTCTCCGCTGGAAGCGCCGTTGCCGTCACCGGCGCGGCGGTCTCCATGGCCTCTTGCTCTTGTGGACGCCCGCTCCAGGCGAACGCCGCAGCCACGGCCAGAAGGGCCAGAGCCAGGCAGGCGGCTCTCTGCATCGCGGCTCTGCGGCGGCGCTGCTGCCGCCTCCGCCGTTCAGTCCGGGTCATAGGTGCTTCTCCTGCGGCGGTACAGCTCGTCGATAAGGTCCGTGTCGCTGTAATCGGCCAGCGCCTTGCCCTCGTCCTCGGTCTCAACCGATACAAGGATAGAGGATTTCAGATACAAAGCGGGACGCGGCGCGAAGTAGGCGAAGTACACGCGGTAGCAGTCCACGGTGCCGCCGGCGCAGACGATGTACGCGTCGCCGTCATTCGAGCTCGGGGAGCTGTTGGTTGTCCAGCCCGTTGCCAGCCAATAGGGCTTGGAGGTCAGCGGCAGGATGCTGCGGTGCTTGCGGTACTCGTCAATGGTCAGCGCCCGCACGACGGCCAGGGGCTTGCCGTAGTCCGTCATGCCGTCCATGGTGGTCAAGTCGATGGGCCGCTCCACCACGGCGGAGAAGATGGCCGGGTGCTTGTCCCGCAGCCAGCGCTCCACGGTCTTGGAAAGCAGGCTGCCCGCATAGTTGTTGTGGTCCTCCCGCTCGGCGTCGTCGTCCTCGAACTGGCAGCACTCCGGCAGCGTGTCGGCGGCCACCGCAAAGGCGGCGTCCAGGTCGTCCTCCAGCTTCACAAACTCCACGCCGTCGAGGGTGAAGCGTTCGCCCCGACGTACCTGTGCCAGGGCCAGGTTCTTCATTTTCATGTCATTGTCCTCCTCTTTGGTTTACTGGCCGCTCTCGGCGGTCGTGGTGGTCCGCCGGTTGCCCCGGCGGCGGATTGCCTCTTGAAACGTCCTTTGAGCCAGGCGGGGGTCATACTCCGGGCGCTGGTTCTTGTCCAGCTTGCCCGTGTCGCCTCGTCGCAGCTCCTCATAGATCGTTGCGGGGTGGCATCCGATTTTGTAGGCGATGTCCAGCACGCGGGCTTCCTCCTGGTACATCTTTGCGATTTTCTTTCGGTCCTGGAAATCCAGGTACTTGCAGGCCATCACGCGCACCCCCTTTCCTGGGAAAAAATAAAGCCCGAAGGACTGTTTCATCCTTCGGGTTTTACGATAGCATTTGCGTTGCCAAATGTCAATACTAAAACCCGAATTCCTTTGAAAAATTTTTATAGGCTTTATAGGCTTGCAAGGAACACGTTGAAAAGCTCCGCAGAGGTGTGCCAGTCCAGGATTAACCGTGGGTAATTATTTATCCAGTCCTGGACCCGGCGCACCTCTTTTTGTGTCACCTTGCGGAAGTCCGTGCCCTTGGGGAAAAACCACCGGATAAGCTGGTTCTGCTTCTCGTTGCTACCGCGCTCTCCGGGGGACCTGGGGTGGCAGTAGTAGACGTGGGTGCGCTTCTCTCCGGGCAGCAGACAGGAGCGCTCCATGCCCTTGCAATCGGCAAATTCGCTCCCGTTGTCCACGGTGATGCTCTTGAATACCTGGCGGAACATAGCGGTCCCCATGCGGCGCTCCAGCCGGTCCAGAACGCCCACGACGCTGGCGGCGGTGTCGTCGTGCATCTTGCGGATGATCTCGTCCCGCGTCACGCGTCCGGTGAGGACGCACAGGGCGGCCTTGGTGCCCTTCTTACCCACTACGCTGTCCATCTCCCAGTGGCCCGGCTCCTCCCGGTTGTTGATGTGCTCCGGGCGATGCTCGATGCTGTCCCCTCTGGGGGCTTTCGCTGCTTTCACGCGGTTGTAGGTCCGCTTCTGGTCACTCTTGTAGCGCAGCTCCTTGTTGGTCAGGGGCCACAAGTCCCCGTTCTCGATGTACTTATACACAGTCTGACGACATAATGTACAGGAGAAGGTGGTCTCCGGCGTTTTGCCCAGCATGGAGCAGGCAGCGGACGGGGAATACCCCTCGGAGATGGTTTTGACCAGCCACCGGGCCAGCCGGTGGTCTTTGCCTATTTTCAGAGGCTTTTCCATGTTCTTCTTGCGGTCCAGGTGGTAGTCCTTGGCGACATCGGCGGAGTAGGAGATATAGGTGGTCAGGTCGCTGCGTTTCAGCTCCACCGCGCCCCTCCGGCACTCGTCGTAGACCGTGCTGTGATGCACGCCCAGATAGCGGGCGATCTGCGGCTTGCTGTACCCCTCGCGGAGCATTTTTTCAATGGTCAATCTGTCGTTCCAGGTCAAGTGTGCGCCCTTATATCTCGGCATAGGAAAACCTCCATTTGCAATACTTTTGCATAGCATTTGTATATCTTTAGCACACTTTTTTCGGCCATGTCAATAGCCCCGGAAGATGCAAAAATCCCCCTACTATCCGTAGGGGGATTTCAAAATTTTTTTATTCTTTTCCGGTCAGCCAGTCCATCGTCACGCCCAGGACATCGGCAAAGATCATCAGCTCGTAGTCCGTCACGAAGCGGTCCCCGGTCTCTATCTTGCTGATGGCCTCCCGCTCGATGAACACGCCCTTGACCTGCATCCTCGCAGCGAGGTCCGCCTGGGAGATGCGTTTGGTCGCCCGCACCTGGTGGATGCGGTCGCCGGAGATATTCTTTTGTCCCTCAAAATCGTAAATCTTCACACGCAGCCCCTCCTTGGCACCTTGACAGTACCACGGAAAAGGGCTATCTTTGTAATAAAGATTTACAACCTTTATCGTTTTGGTACAAAAAGTGGGAATATCTCACTTCACGTCCGGCAGCTTCTCCAGCATACCGGCGGCCTCCAGCAGATTGTAGATGATCTGGGCCGTGGCCTCGCGGGTGATGGGCTTCTGCCATCCGTAGTTGCCCGCACCGTCTCCGGCGAAGATACCCTTGCGCTTGCAGTAGTCGGTGGCCTCCTTGGCCCAGGCGGAGGGGTTGTCCCCGGTGTCGGCGCAGCTCGTGAGCTGTTTGGTGTCCATAGCTTCTTCATCCTTTCCGGCCTTTGCGGCCTCCAGTCTTTTGTTGACTTCTGCGGCGATCTGGCCGTGGCGGCTGTAAAGCCAGTCACCAGGGCAGGCTTTCGCCGCAAACCAGCGGTGGACGGTCATGTTCTGCTGGTCTACCTGACCTACGAGGTTTTTATCTCCCTTCCAAAGCAGCCTGGGGATGCCGTTGCGCTGGCAGATGTCCACCAGCAGATCAATGAGGGACTTGTAGGCCGCGTCGGAGACCGGCCACGGGTCCTTGGCAACGGTGTTCGCCACCTCGATGGTGACGGCCCGGTTGTCGTTGCTGGCGGAGGAGGTACACCACGAACGGTTGGCCTCGTCCACATACAGGCCGATGCGCCCGTCGCTGCCGATGCCGTAGTTGCTGCTGGCCTGGCGTTCCTTGTTCTGGAACAGTTCGCCGCAGCGCTCCACGGACAGGTTCCCGGCCATACAGTGGATGGAGATGGTGTCGATGGCGTGCTTGCGCTTGCCGGAATGGTTGGGGGACAGCTTGGTGTAGCTGACCAGCGGGCTGTTACTCATTGCCCGCACCTTCTTTCAGAACGCCGTGGTTGAGTTCGTAGACGGCGGCCTCAATGAGCGCGTCGATGCGGTCCTCGTCCAGAGTGATGCCGTGCTCCGCCAGCCAGTTGAGGACATAGGCTTTCTTCTCCTCGCCGCGCCCGCTGCCACGGTAGATTTGCTCCGCCGCCGTCACAGCGATTTTCACCCAGGCATTGATCTCCGCCTGCTGCTGGGCCGTGGTCCGGCTCTTGATATAGGGGATGACCACGGCGGTGATGACGGCAGCCACAAGGGCAGCCGCCGCTTCAATGATGGTCGTAATATCCATGATGTGCTTCCTCCTTTAATCTTCGCTTTCCTTGGTCACGCCGTGAACTGCCGTCTGAAGCAAAAAGCCGAGGAGGAACCACACTTTGTCTTTGATCTTCTCCATGCAGATTTCCGCGCCCAGCTTCTCATCGTAGTTCTCAGGGCTGACACAAGCGCTGCTCTCCACCAGCTCAAAGCCATTCCGAAGCGTGGCGCGGACAACGGTAACTTTGCCGCCCAGGGTCGATACCTCCTTGGCAGAGATGAAATTATCCACCATTTCCTGGCTGATGGATGGCTTAGAGGTCCGCAAGTTCGGGTTTGTTGTCAGTTCCAGATACGCCTTTTCAAATACGGACTTGGGGCTGAAACTCTCGTAGCCGTCCGGGTAGCGGACCTTATAGCCCTCCTCCACGGGGTCCATGCTCTTGGGGGTGGGCTGGCCCTCCTCGTAGACCCTGCCGCCCTTGCGAATAGCAGGGACCGCCTCAATGATTTTCGTGCCGATATAGGTTTTCATTTCGATTTCCTCCTTTAGCAATCTCGTTTTATTTTCTTCTCCGGTGCGTTGCTCTTGCCGAACACCACCCCGTCGTTGTGCTCGAAGATGTTTTCCACCACCTTGAGGACGTTCACGCCCAGGATGGTCTCGATGGCCTGCTCGGACAGGTCCACCACCGGGAACACTTGGCCCAGGTGCACCGTGGCGTACAGGGCGATGAGGTAGGACATCGTGACCCACCCCAGCGCGGCGATCTGCGTTGTCACGAACAGCCGCCGCGTGGTCGTCTTAATGTTCTTCATCTCGTACCGCCTCCAGATGGTCAATGCGGTGGTGTGCGGACTTGGTGCTGGCCTCCACGGCAGCCAGACGGCCCTCCACCGCTGTGTTGGTCTTGCGCTGCTCTCGCTGTTCCGTCTTGATCTCGTCCGTGTTGGACTTGATGTACCCCAGCTCTGTCAAAACGGTGCCGAGCTGTTGGCCGCTGCTCCTGTCGTCTTTCCCCTTGTTGCGGGAGAAGGTGGCATAACTGATGACAGCGCCCAGCACCGTGCATACCAGTCCCACAATGATGTTCCACTCCATTGGTATCACCTGCCTTTCCCATTGAGCATATCAAAGCCCCGCATCCTTTTCGCCCCGAAGCAGATAAAAATTTGAAAGAGAGGGTCCACCTATGAAAGCCTTGGTCTATATCGTGTGCGTCGCCGTAGCAGCGATGGTGCAAACCGCCATAAGCATGAGCGGTGTACAACTCGGCGGCCTCCCTGTGGTCCTGCTGTATGGCACGGCCTTGGCTGTCGCTACCGCTGCTTGCAAGGCCATCCAGCGCAGGAAAATGCGTCCGGCCATACCGAAGGAACGATGGTACACCTGCCCGAAGTGTGGGCAGCTCGTCCCGGAGGGAAAGCCGTGTGACTGCGAAAGCCTTTCTCCCAAGCCGGGGGAGAAGTTGTGCGGCACACCGTTCATCCAGGCGGGCCAGACCCCGCCCGGAGCTGAAACCGAACAGCCGAAGCCGGGAAAGCGGTCTCCGGTGGTTCCGCTTTGCATAGCCGCTGCTTTGCTGGTGGTATGCACATGCATCCTTGGCTACCGTGTCTCCGTGCTCACGGCAGCGCGGGATGACCTGGCAGCGGAGAATGCGGAATTGCGCTCCAGGGTTTCCGCGCTATCCACCGAAAAGACGCAACTGCAAGAAAAAGTGAACGACCTGGAGGCTCGGAACGAGGATTTGTCCGGCTATCTTCACGACGCCACTTTTCTTTACAGCAACATTGGGTTCATCGTAGAAGGGTCAAACCGTTATCACAATTACGATTGCCCTGTGTTCCAGGGTGCTGACGAATACTGGGCGCATAATATAGAATACTGCGAGTATCTGGGGTACTCGAAGTGCGGAAATTGTTGGTGACGACATGAAAAAACGGGAGCAGGGACGACCTGCTCCCATTTCTTTACCATTCGCTGGTGTAGACGGTCCCCCAGAGGAAAGCCCGCTGCTCGTCGGTCAGGCCGGAGAAGTCCTCCAGCCATTCCCGCACATGGTCGCTCTTGGCCTCGCCCTTCACGGTCTTGCCGTCTGCGTCCTTGGTCCCTTCCATCTCGTTGTAGGCGGTGTGGAACAGGACGTACTCCCAGGGTTCGATGCCCTGGGCCTCTGCGTCATCGGCCTGGGCCATCCACTTGGTGCTGACCTCGTACTGCCCGTCGGAATGGTCCGCCAGGGCGCTCTTGTCGGCCAGATCATAGGCCGCCTTGAGCACCTTGTCGCGGGTCTCGTCGTCCATTCCCAGGAAAATAGGGCTGCTCGTCAGGTCGTTTGCCATGCTGCGGTAGTCGTTGGCCCGCTGGTCGGAGTATGCCCGGTAGGCGCTGCTGCCCAGGTCATCCGCACCGAAGGTTTCCTCCTTCTCCTTGACCGGGGTGTATTTGTCCCTGTTGCCGATAAGGTCCCGTGCCCTCTGGGGCAGGGTGTAGTCCGGGTCCTTCTCAACGGCCTTGTTGTAGCGGCTCCGCATGGCGCTGTCGATGCTTGCGCCGTCCACGCCCATGCTGTTCATCAGGTCGTCCCTGATGTGCTGGTAGGTGTCCATGTCGCCCTGCTCCAGTGCCCGGTACAGAATGGCGTAATAGCGGTTCTTGTTGCCGGTGTTGGAGATGTTGTAGATAGCCTTTTCCATCTCATACTGGAGCGGGATGTTGCCGGTCTCCACCGCCGCGCTCCGGGCCAGGCCCCACATATCCCGCGCCAGGTTGGAGGCCGGGATGCCGAACATCTTTGCACCGGCGGCCAGCAGTCCCTTGAGGGCGTAGGCCCTGGTCCGCTTGCCCTGGCCGTCGGCGCTCTGGATGGCCGTCTGTCCGGCCTGGATAAGGTCGGACACGATCTCCATTTCCGTGCGGGACACGTCGTAGCCTTGCATGATGGACAGCGCGTCCTTCACAAAGGGGATTTGCCCCAGGGGGTTCATGTTGCTGCCGACGTTGCCCTCCGTGATGGCGTTCCAGGCTTTCTCCCAGGGGGTCTCTTCGTCACCGGAGATGCCGGTGAACGCAGCCCGGAAGCGCTCCCAGTATTTTTTATCTTCGTCATCGTCGCGCATGGCGTCGATAAGGCTCTGGGCCAGAGCGTTGACCACGTTTGTCACCACCAGGGCCGTGGCCGCCCGGCCCATCGTCTTGATGGCCTTGCCGCGCTTCTGGCTGTTCTGTTCGTAGCGCACCTGGTCATAGGCCCGCATCAGCAGGTTGAGGCTCATGATAGGCTCGCCCATGAAGCTGGTCGCCTGCTTCACCACCGCGTTGCTGGAGCGCATGATGTTGGACCGCTGGAGCACGCCGTCTACCACCTGGGTCTGGTCGATGACCTCCGCGAACAGCTTTGCCGTCTGCCGGTAGAACGCCTCGCTGCCCTTGGTGAGGCCCTGGTGTTCCCGCGCCGTGGCCCACTCGCAGGCGTTCCACAGCTTACCCCAGGTCACGGCGTCCGCAGCGCCCGCAGGGGCGGAAAGGGCGTCGTTCAGCTTCCGCACGTTCGTCCGGTTGTCGAACAGCGTCTCGGTCATCTTGTAGGGGCTGGAGATGTCGAAGCCGCCCGCATCCTTCCGCATGGCGATGGGGGAGTATTGCAGGGCTTTCTTCCATCCGCTGCCCCGCGTAACGCCTCTTGCAAGGCCCCGCGCCATGTCCTGGGGGTCCAGTACCGCCGCCGCCCGGAAGAACGCCGTGGGCTGCTGGATGACCACGCGGATGTTCGCGCCCACGGCTGCGCCCTTGAAGCCGCCGATGGTCTTTCCGGCGATGTCCCACATGGGGCTGTCGCCGGGGGCGTTGATGCCGTTCTGGATGTCCTCCATCAGGTTGTGCCAGTATTTTTGACTGCCGGGGCCGCCCACGCGGTCCAGCAGGCCCTTGATGGTCTTGCCGGTTGGGTTGCCCTCCTCGTCCCGGAACTGGTAGTTGAACAGGCGGTTGATGTCCTCCATCGTGCAGAGCCAGGAGGCATAGTCCGTCATGTCGGAGGCGTGGTTGGCAAAGGTAGTGAAGATGCCCGCCAGGTCCAGGGCGTTGCTCGCGTGGGGCATCGTGGTCTTTGCCATGCCGATGTTCTTAATGGAGCGGGTGTTGTTTCCGCCCTTTTCGATGTTGCTGTGCAGGCCCTCCTTGGCCGATTTGATGGGCCAGTAGTCGCTCTCGGTGAACTTCTTATAACCGTAGGCTTCCATGCTGGCCTTGTTGCCGTAGTCGGCCAGCACGCCACGGGTCAGTCCTTGCAGGCCGTCCGCGATCTTCACCTGCTCCGGTGTCAGCGTCCCGGTGATGTTCGCCAGGTCGCCCTCCGTCAGGCGGATGCTGTCCGTGCCGCGCCGGATTTGCGAGGTTTTGATCTCTGGCTGGACCACGCCGCCCTTGAGCAGGTGGTCGTGGGCCTGCTTGCGCTTCACCAGCTCGTACAGCTCCATCACCTGGGCCGTGGAAAGGGTCAGCTTCTCGCCTCGCTCCGTGGTGAAGGTATGCGTGGTCGCCTCCAGCTTCTTCACCGTCTTGGGGTCCACGATCTTGCGGGCCTCCTCGGCC